GGTTTTTTGTCTGTCGTCGAAAAGTAGATAACAGTTCGCTAACGTGCTGCTGTCCCATATGAGATTAATTTTAGCAATCCGAATTTGATCATGTCAAGATGAATCCAGATGAGAGTTTCCATATATTGGTTGGGTCAGGCGACCGGCAAGCATCCGGCGACGATTCGGAAGCGACTCTCGAATCTTAATCCCGACACGAAAGGGAAATACGATTCAATCGTCGCGCTTGAGGCGATCTACTGCGGATTAATCGAATCTGAAGGAACATTCGTCTCGACTCCCGAAGCTGTCCGTCAACTCACAATCGCCAAGAAGGAAGAGATCGATCTCGAGATGGAGATCAAGCGTGGAGAGCGCATCCCGGTCGCTGATTGCCTTGCGATAGACAACGAAGTTTTCCAATCGATCTCAGGAACGCTCAAGGCGAACGCTGGCAAACATCTCACTGAGGACGTGACGAATGAAATTTTCGACGGCCTAAAGCAATGGGCCGGTCGCTTAAATGGTAACGGGAATCACTGATCCGGTTTCGCGCGCGGCTTACTCCGAAGCTGTTGCGAAATTACTTTTGGCGAACTTCCAAAGATGGAGACGTATGCCTCCGGAAGAATTTGCCGAAAAAAGGCTGCGTATGCCCGGAGAACACGGATCGACTCGGCGTTGGTCTTTTGATTTTTTTCCTCCACAGCGGCAGATGTTTTCAGAAATCTTTAATCCCGTCAATCGGGAAGTCGTATTCAAGATGGCGAGCCGCCTCACGAAAACGATGACAGTCCTCGGCGCGATTGGCTACTGCATGTCGGAAGCTCCGCGCAAGATCCTAGTGATGTGGCCGAAGATTGGCGACAGCGAGGAATGGAGCAAGAAGCATCTGATGGGAGAACTGGTCGAACCTACGGAAGCATTACACGGTGTCTTAAGCGATGGTCGAGGGCGTCGTCTCGGCAACAATACGATATTGTCCAAGATTTTCCCCGGCGGATATATCTCCATGTTTGGCGCGAATGTTCCTGGGGACTTTCGCCGCGCAAAGGGCAATTTCTTATACGCCGACGAAATCGATGCAATCGCAACCGCAGAGTCGGATGAAGGCGACCAACTCCGGCAATTTGCAGTCCGCGGATCAGAATATCCAGACACCGTTCAAGTCTATTGCTCATATCCATCATTAAAAGGCCAATCCAACATAGATAGCAAATACGATTTGTCCGACAAAAGAGTCTGGGAAGTGAATTGCTGCAAGTGCGGCGATCCGTGGGTGATGCACAGAAAAGACTTGCGTTACGACCGGGAAGCGACTGAACTGGCAACAATCCAATGTCCAGTCTGCCATGCACTTCACGACGATCAGGCCAGATTGCAGATGTCCCGCAGTGGAAAGTGGCATCCGACTTCGGAGTTTAGAGGGATCGCGGGGTTTCACGCCAATGCGCTCCTATGGCCGCATCCAATCGATCAACTCAAATATCCCGGCGGATTCCTGCAGATGCTTGCTTTGGAGGAACTCGCGGTCGAGCAATCGGACAATCCCGAACGCGCGCGTCGGGTATTGGTAAACACGCGAGACGCCGAAAGCTATGAACCAGAACACCTGCAGAAAATCGAACACAGTCTCCTGTATAAACGGCGCGAAAACTACGATCCGAGGAATGTTCTACCCGCAGAAGTGGTATTTATTACATTCGGGGCCGACCTTCAATCTAACCGCGCTGAAATTAAGTTTAAAGGATGGGGTCATAACGGTAAGCTTAAACAATCCTGGGCAATCGATTACAGGGTGGTTCGTGGCTCGCCCTTGCAAGCCGAGTTCTGGGAAAAACTAGCCGCGGTTTTCCAGAACGTCAGTTGGAAACATCCGTGCGGGAAGTGGATTCATCCCTCAATCGGACTTTTTGACTCGCGCTTTCGGCCTGATGAGGTCTTTGCGTTCACGCGCAAGATGCAGCGGCTTCGAATCTACGCTTGCGAAGGCGCGACGACTATAAGTAAACCAATCGTCCCCAAAAAGCCGACGAAACGCGGCGTCCCGCCGGCGCTTGTCTGGGAGGTTGGCACTCACGAAGCCAAGGACGTCATCTACCAGCAACTCGAAATCTCTGATCCGTCCGCGCAGGGTTATTGTCACTTCCCAGACACCTCCTCTTTCACCGAATCGTATTTTCGCGGTCTTACCGTTGAGGAGTCGGTCATGCAGCGGGGTCGCGATGGCAATTTCTATCGCTTTTTCTTCAAGAAATCAAGCGACGACCGGAACGAACCGCTGGATGCCGAGGTGTATGCCAACGCCGCAGAGCAAATCTTCCGTCCCAATTACGAGAAACTAGCCAAAGAGTTCTCCGGTGAAGATGAAACGCCGGAATATCACGACAATCCAGACCACGGAATGGTCATTCCAGCACCGAGAATGAACCGAATGGTATCAAAATGGTTGGCAGGATTCGGTAAAATCTAAAACGCCGCTATTCGTTCAGCGAGAACGTTAGAATAAAGCGACATAGCTTCCAATTGCCTGTTCATTCGAGATTGCTCTATCTTGTCCAAATCTCGATATACGCTCCCTCCTATGAACGCAGTTAATTTTTGGCGCTTGTCGTCTAACTCTTCCTTTTCTGTCACTACTCTCTCTTGATGTGATTGCATAATTCAACCCTATAACATCAAATTTGCTCAATTGACATAGCAAATCGGTAGGATGGCTGTCCAAACTACCAGCGGTGCGCCCGAATTGATCGAGCAGGGCGGAACTTATGTCTTCACCGAGAACTTTTCGGACTTCCCGAACACCGACTGGACGGCGCAATACCTTTTACAGATTCCCGGCAGCACGCCTTACACTACAAACGCGATCAATGCGACCGGAACAGGGTTCCAATTCACGCTGAACACTGCGGATACGGTCACTTGGACTCCAGGTCGCTATATGTTCTCGGTTTACGCGACCGAAATGTCGTCAAATCAGCGCGGAACGGCCAAAACGGGCGTCACGCAGGTAATTCCTGATCTTTCTTTGACCCAAACGCCGAGCAGCGCGCAAACGATGCTCGACAACATCAACGCAGCGATCACGCAACTCACAACAGGCGGATTCCAGAGCGTTTCGGTCAATAATGTAAGCTACACGCGTTATCAGGTGACCGAATTGATTGCTTTGCGCACGCGACTACAGGCTGAAGTCATCCGCGAGCAGCAAGCGCAAGAAGTTCTGCGCGGAATCGATCACACTGGAATAATCGGGACGCGGTTCGGAGGTCCCGGCACGAGAGGCCGAAATTGGCCATGGGGCTGTAAATGAACATTGCTGATCGTGGCGATAAATTAGCGCAATCGGTAGACCATATCCGCTATATGTTATATGGGCTTTCTCTCGACGCTAGACAAGCTCAAATCGCCCAGAAAGCTATAGATGAAGCCATCGACTCCGTTAGGTCGTGGCGGGAATGCAGGCAAGATGAATCCTCTAAAACGAACGTTTAATCAGTTTTTCAACGTCCCGCCGCCGGTCCCCGCGCCGTCCCGTCGCCGCCGCGGGCTCGGCAAGAAAAACCCCTTGCGGATCGCGGCTGAAACTCCTAACGGCTCACGCGCATTGACCGTTCAGGCGCCCACATCAGCCGCGACCGCAACTCTTTCACGGCGCGATTACAAACAGGTCGTCGGCATTGGAGGAATCAACTCTGATTGGGCGCTTTCATCTCTTTCGGAGGACGCAGACGTCTGGCAGAACATCTACGCACTCCGATCTCGATCACGCGACCTTTTCAGAACCGACTGCTATTTCGGGAAATATCGAGAGGAACTTTGGAGCAACGTTTTCGGTTCGGAGGGCATCACCTGCCGGATGCGCGTCAAAGAGCAGGAAGATCGCGTCGTTTACGCTTCAGCCGGAAAGGAATTCAGCCAAATCAAAGGCGAGCATCGCAGATTCAAGCGCATTTTCGCTCGGCAGTTGAAGGAAATGGAAGAACGCCAGTCAGCGACGATCCAAGTCGGCGATCTCGACCTTTACGCCAACAAAGTAATCGAGGATGCATGGGCCCGATGGAAACGGCGCGAGTTCTGCACAGTTTCAGGCGCACTCAGTTACAACGAAGTCTGTCAGGTGCGTCTCTTGTCGTGCGCGAGAGATGGAGATTATTTCCTTCGGCATGTCCGATCGCCGTCAATCAATGAATACGGATACTCGCTGCAACTCATCAATGCGGAATGGTGTGACTATTACCTGAACACCAAGCTCGAAAACGGAAACGAAATCCGAATGGGAATCGAGCGAGACAAGTGGGGAAAACGGCAAGCCTATTATTTCATTCAGCGCACTCCGATGGATTGGCAGTTCGGGACACCTGGATTCGGAATGACAGGCGACCGGAAGCTTTACACGCGGATTCCAGCCGAAGAGATCATCCATTATGCGCGATACATCGATGGCGATTCGACGCGACCCGCCCCGTGGAGTGCGTCCGTAATCCAGAAATCGAGACATCTCGACAAATACGAAGAGGCCGAAGTGGTCGCCGCGCGCGTGTCCGCTTGCAAACTTGGTTTCTTCACGTCTTCGACGAACGCTGAAGGCGGCGAAGGAATGGGCGACAGGCCCGATCCGACGAAAGAGGCGACGATGGACGCGGAGCCGGGATCATTCACTGGACTCAAATGGGGAATCGACTTCAAGGAGTGGAATCCAGAGCATCCCAACGGCAACTTTGATCTGTTCCGAAAAGGAATGTTGCGCGCATGGTGCGCCGGAATGCCCGGAGCAAATTACAATATAATCGCAAATGATTTAGAGGGAGTCAATTATTCCAGCGGCCGACTCGGAATGCTTGACGAACGCGAACTGTGGAAACTCATTCAGAAATTCGACATCGAAATAGCGGAGCGTCCAATCTTCGAAGCGTGGCTCGAAATGGCATTGATGACAGGTGCGATTCCGCTCCCATTGGCGAAGTTCGATAAATTTAACCGTCCAATCTTCCGCGGTCGCCGTTGGGCGTGGGTCGATCCACTGAAAGAAGTTGAGGGAAGCGCGTTGCAGGTAGCGAACAATTTCACAAGCCGAACTCGCGTGATTGAAGATAGCGACGTCGATGCCGATTTCGAGCAGATAGCTTTTGAATTAGCCGAGGAAAAGATGCTGCTCGACGAACTCGGACTCGATACAACTCCGATGGTTGGGAAAGTCCCGGCGACCAAACCGGCGCAGGACACCGCCAGCGATCAACCCGCGGCTCCAGATCCCGCAGCATCGAAGGAATTAGACAAAGAGAAACACGAACGCCAGCTCGAACTCGCGAGAGCGGGCGCGACGACGATTTCTAATCCGACGACGATCAACATTCCGGAGCAGAAACCCGCTAATGTTACGGTAGAGGGAGCGATCATTAGCGTTCCTTCGCAGAAACAGCCTCCCGCTCCGGTTATCCAGATGCCAGAGATCAAATCTCCGGATGTGGTCGTGAACGTGGCTCCTCCAGCAGTCACAGTCAGGAACGAGATTAAGATTCCGAAAACGAAAAGCATCACGGTCCAACGCGACGGCAACGGGAAACTGAGCGGCGTCGAAGTGGAGAAGGAATAAAAATGTATGTTGCTAGGGATTCTCGCGACGCGCGCGGCGGGACCGACTCAGCCAGCACTTCGCCCCGGTAGGGTTTACAAAGGCCGCTATCCATATTTTGAACCTCGCAGAAAACCCTACTGGGAGAAACCCGATCCAGAAGAAGAAGAATTGATAGCGATAATCGGAATTGATCTCGAATAATGGCTGATGGACATATAGCAGTCACCGAAGGTGCGGGAAAGAATCTACAGACCTTCGAAAACACTGTCGGGGGAGTGGATGTTCATTCCGAAGCTGTCTCGCTCACAGATACGTCAGGAGCGCCGATAACGACGCTTCCAATCAGCGCGGCATCTCTCCCGCTTCCCGCACTAGCGTCCACTTCCACAAAACAAAGCGACGGAACTCAAAAAACACAGGTCGTAGATGGCGGCGGGAATGTTATAGCAGCGACGGCTAATGCGTTAAACGTAAGCGTCCAAAATACATCCGTCACGGTTACGGGAACGATTGCCACGAATGAATCTCCGGACGGGACATCTACCTACGCTCCGACAAACGCGACCAGCACAGCTTACGAGGCTAGTCATGTGATAAAAGGTTCAGCCGGAGTTCTATTCGCAGTCACCGGATTCAATTCAAGCGCGAGCGATCAATTTATCCAGATTCACGACGCGAGTGTACTTCCCGCCAACGGAGTTGCGCCGGTGATAACTTTCCTGCTTCGAGCATCGAGAAATTTCTCGATCAGCTTCGGCGGTAAATTCGGGCGATTCTTCGCAACCGGAATCGTGATTTGTAATTCATCGACTGGACCCACGAAGACTATCGGTGCATCTGACTGTTGGTTCGACGCGCAGTTTAAGTAATGGCGTTCACCGAATTCTACATTTCGACGCTCGGATCGAATCTCAATTCAGGGTCTAGCAATACCGCGAACGCTCAATTTACTTGCGTTAATGGCAACTGGAATGCCGCGAGCTTCAATTTCACTCCTAAAGATGGTCAGAATCCATCTGGTAATGTTTTCGTTGGCAACTTCGCAAGCATTTATCCGGATGGATCAGCAGTCGGCGTGTATATCGCGAGAATTACTGCGGTCCAGAACGCTGCAAACGGGAACATCACCGTTTCATCTGGAAATGCTGCAGGCGCGAATCCTACCAACGGAGCCACCAATAGAAG